AAGATATATCCCAGCATGATATTAGAGAACATAAGATTGATCAACAAGAGCAAGAGGATCAAAGTGATATCAAAGCAACACGGCATAGATCAGATACTGGTCAAGAAGGACGCAGGCATACCAGTGAACCACAACGCAGAGATGTACATCAACTATGCGGACCCAACAGATTACACACAACTGACAGCAGATGAAGTGTTCAGCAACGAACACAAAGACAAGCTGGCAGGCAAGATAGTCGTAGTTGGGCTAGATGCCGCTGGACTGAGTGTGTTGAAATACACGCCACATGGACTGACCACAGATCAAATGATAACTGCACAAGGACTAGACACCACAATGACTGGCAAGTACCTGTTCAGACTGGCACAGGCAGACGCATACGAAATAGTGTTCATGGCATTTTTATTGTTGTTGCTGATACTTGTTCTACCGAGGACCAGTGTGTTGTTGGCAGTGCCTCTTTTATTCTTCATAGAGATAGGAGTGCTGTATGGTGCAACGATGGCATACGCGAACAAAGGATTCTTGATAGATCCATCTTTCATAATGCTGTCCGTGTTTTTAATTTGGTCCCATTCTGTCTACAACAACTTCGCGACACAGAGCAGATTGAAACAACAGATCAAGAAACAGTTCGAACACTACCTCGATCCTAGAATGGTCAAGAAATTACAGAAAGATCCCAGCCTATTGAAACTGGGTGGAGAGACCAGATACATGACTTTCATGTTCTGTGACATCAGGGGATTCACTCCCATATCAGAACAGTACAAGGACAACCCAGCAGAGCTCACGAAACTGATCAACAGATTCCTAACACGAATGACCAATGTAATAATTGCCAATGGTGGTACTGTGGACAAGTTCATGGGTGACTGCATAATGGCATTCTGGAACGCACCACTTAAGACTGCAGATCATCAGATGTTAGCAGTATTGACAGCGTCTCAGATGCAATCAGAATTGGCCATGCTGAACGAACAGTTGACTGCAGAAAGTTTACCAAACATCAAAGTGGGCATAGGCATCAACTCAGGTGAGGCACTGGTTGGCAACATGGGATCTGACCAGAGGTTTGATTACTCCGTGATAGGCGATCCTGTTAACCTTGCGGCACGTTTGGAGAGTGCGAGTAAGACCCTAGGACACACACTGATAGTGGGAGAGGCAACCAAGAAGGTGATAGACGACAAGTTCCCTTTCAAATTCGTTGACAGCATCACAGTCAAGGGCAAAACCGAACCTGTGAATGTGTACACACTGGAACGTTAAATACACATATAATGACACAGTTCTTTAAATTAGTTGCAGAACTCGGAATGCCGATAGCGGCCACGGTGGGAATGGGTGTGTTCATACTGTTCATCATCAAGTATATCCTAAATGGGATAGTCAGTTCGATCAAGTTCATCGAGACTGTGATAGTACAACTAGATAACAGAGTGAAGACAATGAACAACGACATACTTAAAATAGATCAAGAGGTTTCCGAGCAACTGGGCATACCCATAGACACAGACAGGGTGGCCAGGGCAGATGGCAAGACCGATGCGAGGAAAGACTAATGGACATTGTATCAAAGACTATGTCAGTGACCAGCATCATACAGGACTACGGTTTCCCAACTGTGGCTGTGTTCTTCCTTGCGTACTTCATCTACTTCCTTTGGAAGTTCATCACGACAGAGATAACACCCAAGTTGAGCTCCACGTCAGCAACACTGATCAAACTGATAGACAGGGTGCGTATGCTGGACAATGACCTGATCAGACTGCAGACCAAAGTCAAAACTGTCAGGGAAAAGAAAAAGTAGTAGCACTTTTATTTCTCCAAAAAACTATTAAATATTTGCATGAACTTCACAATGGTAATGATCATATGTTTCAGCACAAGTGTCTGTCAGGCAATCTTTGACGACACCCGGTTCAACAGCTATGACGAATGTTATGAATCATCGAGATATTCTGTGAACTTTATGGCAGAAATGTATCCCAATTCGTCAGGTGAGATACGTTGTTTAACTGGAGAGGAGTTGGCAATCTACAAGGAATACATAGACCAAGGCGGCAAGCCCCAACTGACCAATCCAGAACCAGAAGAATTACCAACAACCATCTAGTTGACATTTATCTGTTCCGTAGTATAATAGTGCTATGGTTCACGCAATGATAGATCTGGAAACACTTTCCACAAAACCCAACGCCACGATACTGACCATAGGTGGGGTCAAGTTTGATCCTTACACAAGGGTGGAACCCTCGCAGGGATTGTACCACAGGATTGACGTGGACTCGCAGGTCGCCATGGGCAGAGATGTCATGGAGGAGACTGTTGAATGGTGGGGCAAACAGGCAGAGGACGTCCGAGAAGAAGCACTGGGCGACGATGGCAGGATCGATCTAAAATATTTCATTAAGCAGTTGAACAAATGGTCAGTGGGAGTAGACGTGTTCTGGTGCCAAGGTCCACTGTTCGATTACGCAATACTACAAAATTTTTACGCACAGATGAATGTGCCTGTGCCATGGAACTTCTGGCAAATCAGAGATTCAAGAACACTGGGCAGTCTAGTACCACGTGATCCAAACGAGAAGAGGACAGGACTACACAACGCATTGGATGACTGTTATTTCCAAGCAAGGAAAGTGCAACAGATATTCCAACAACTGGACATTAAAAGTCCAAGTAGGTATTAACATGTACAGACCATTACCAGACGGACTAACCATAAAAGAATCGAAATTACAAGGGCTAGGACTTTTTGCAACCAAAGAGTTTGACCCTGACGTTGTTTTAGGAATAGTACACATAAAGAATAAGAACTTCCCGCATGGATACATAAGAACTGCATTGGGAGCCTTTTACAATCATGACGACAATCCAAACTGTAAAAACTCCTCAGGATTTTGGCACCAACTCCCTGTAAAATATCTCGTGACTACAAGACCTATCAAAGCAGGAGAAGAACTAACAGCGAACTATACTTTATACAATGACTTCAACAGAGACGAAAGTTAAACTACTTTATAAAAAAATAGCCACTTATACTATGCAGTACTTCAGATTTGACCTACAACTGCATTTCTTCTGGTCTTTGTTTTTGACCATGTTAGCAATATTCTGGCAACCGTTGATATACCTGGGACTGGTCGCAACTGTTGTGAAAGAAGCACTGGACCTTTGGAGCAAAGGACACTGGAGTTGGGATGACTTCTGGTGTGGATTTGTTGGTTGGATAGTCGGGGTGTATGTTATAGTGTCAGTCATATGAAATGGTATTCCATACAAGATCTATACACCATAGACAAATACAAGATCAAACACAGCAAGAATCCTGCAACCAAATGGATAAGATTATCCTGTGTGTACAAGATAAAAATTAATGACACCGTAGTAGAAGTTGGCAGATCAGACACCTGTAAGAAACATGGCGGGGCAGAGAAAGTGCGAAAGGCATTGGTTAATCTATTAAATGTTTTCGAACACAACAAGAGTGTGATAAAAACCAAACGTTGGGAAAAAATCAGGTTGCGACACAGACCAAATTCTAGTAATATTAAGATAGGAATAATAGAAACAAATGCAATCAGAAAAACCTATCTACAAGAAGCCATTTGAGACCATAGACAACTTTGAAGAAAGCACATGGATGGGCAACGACACACCATTCATGGAAACAGAATACACAGGAGTGTTCCGTGACAAATATCCTTGCACTCCGGGACACACACTTTTCATACCAAAGAAGGATACACCAGAATATGTCGGACAGTCATACGGACTGGCCTACGAGTACGGAAATAGAAAAGTAAAGGAAGGGAAAATGATGGGATTCAATGTTGGCATGAACATAGGTTTGTGTGCAGGGCAGACAATATTGTGGCCGCACATACATTTCATACCCAGGCATGAGGGAGATGCCAAACATCATGGTGGAATGAGATACACCCATCCAAGTGCGGATCATAACCATTATTACTAGAATGAAAACAACGAAGAAATTAAAGAAAAACAGAGAAGAAATATTCGTATCACCGGATGGTGGGGAGACTGTGTACGTACAGAAGAAAGACGGAACACGTGGAAGATTGGTGTCACAGTCACAGTACGCAAAGGACACGGAAACACTGAGAGATGAAGACGAGATGGTAGATGAAAACGCCGTCAAGATGAGGAGGAAATATCCTGCACTTGGTAAAGCATGGAAACACTACAAGACAGTGTGGCATCTGATCATGGGCAATAAATAGGATATACAACTACTCCAGGAGTGCTTTTACCATGCGTGTACGTCGCTCTAATGCAGTCTAAAGGGGTGTTTAAAGGACATTATGACTAAGTTTGTGAGTGTTATAGGCAATGGTGAGAGTAGGAGGGGATTTGACATAACTCCCTTGAAAAGCGTCACCACGATGGTGGGTTGCAACGCACTGTTCCGAGATCATAACCTAGAATATGTTGTTGCATGTGATCGTCATATGTGCCAGGAGGCCGCAAACACAGTTGGTAAAAACACAACAATATACACCAGAGACAAATGGTACAAACAGTTTGCATTTTGGCCCAATGTCAAGTGTGTGCCTGACTTACCATACCAAGGGGACAAGAGACAGGACGAACCTTTCCACTGGGGCACAGGACAATTCGCCGCACTGGTCGGCATGAGTTTCAAACCCAAGGCAATTTTCCTAGTGGGCATGGATCTCTATGGCTTTGGTCCGGAGAGAGTACCAGAAAATGTCAACAACATCTACAAGGGCAGTACAGGCTACACGTACATCAAGAGACCGGTTGATCCCAGTTACTGGATACACCAGTTCAACAAGCTGTTCGAACACTCAGACTGCAGATGGATAGTGGTAAATGAAGAGGGCTGGAAGATGCCCGAGGAGTGGAAGGCCAACAAGAATGTTTTCCAGGACACCTACCAAGGACTTGTCAAGTGGGTCAACAAGCAGTTGACAAAATAAAAATAACGCATATAATTGTAGCATGATCAAGACAATGGTTGATGACCTGATGGTGCAACAGCAGATACGGGCTCCACACAAGAAGTGGAAACACATGGTGGCCGTGATGTGCCTCAATCTCACGTACAGGAAACATGTCAAGATAATATTACCAAAGCTATTCGCTAGGTATCCCACACCGGAGAAATACCTCAGGGGCAGACTCGCGACACAACAACGTATGTTGAAACCGTTGGGCATGTGGGAAGTGAGATCAAAAAGAATAAGGAAGATGACCGAACAGTACCTTGACTGGGATGGCAAAGAAGCCAGTGACCTGCATGGTATAGGCAAGTACGGATCAGACAGTTACCAGATATTCTTCTTTGATCACATACCACCCAATGTATAAGACAAGGAATTGAAAAAATACATTGACAAAATGACAGGATAGTTTATAATAGTGCTATGTTTGAAAAATACAAAGATGGAGATCTTATCACTCTAAAATTAATGCATGGTGAAGAAGTTATTGGCACTCTGCAATCACAAACCGAAACCACGCTTGAGATTAAAAAGGCACTGACACTGATGCAAGGTCCACAAGGACTTGCGTTTGGTACATTCTTCTCTACTGCTGACCAAGATAAAGATATTTCATTGGCAAAAGACAAGATACAGTGTATCTCAGTTGTCAACGACAAGATATCTGCAGAATACAAGAAAGTTTTTACCACTGTGGTCGTTCCTGACAAACCAAAGATCATCGTATAATGGCACACTTCGAGAAACATAGTAAAAGCATCGAGACCTTGATAGACGTAACTGAGGCCATGCTACACGTCATGGAACAAAAAGGCATTGATCCAGAGACCGTGTCCAAGAGGACTGAGTTCTCCGTGCTAATACATTTTCTAAAGAGCATCATAGACGGCGAGTTAAATATACCAAACGAACTTACTGACACATTAAGACAAAAATCGGAAGAATTAGGATTTGATCTTGAAGACATCAAGAAGAGATTGAACTAATGAGAGGACTTAACGGCTTTCATCCCTCTATAAACACTCTGCAAGTCATCAATTAAAGGAGAACGATGACTTATCAATCAACAAAAACATACGGACACAACATAGGACTGGCCTGTGTATTCAGACAACCCAATGCAGATCACTCACACTGCCATCTGCTACACGGATATTCACTGGCATTCAAATTCACATTTGGTTGCGAGGAACTTGACAACAAGAACTGGGCAGTGGACTTTGGCGGACTCAAACCGTTGAAGGCATGGCTGGAAGATCATTTTGATCACAAACTTGCACTGGACATGAACGACCCACATCTCGAGAAGTTCAAGGAACTGGAGAAGTTGGATCTCGCAGAGATAAGAATGTTTGACGGAGTAGGTGCAGAGAAGTTTGCCGAACACGCCTTTAGATTCGCAGACAATTTAATAACAGTCAAGACAGATGGAAGATGTTGGGTGGAAAGTGTGGAATGTGCAGAACACGGAGCCAACAGTGCCATCTACTCAAAAAAATAAATTCCTATTTGAACTGGTCAGGGTAGGCCTCAACAACAGGGCCTATTACATACAGACCTACGACACACCCCTGGGCAAGAGATGGTTAGAAGCACTGAAGGATAATATCAAAAAAAAGAGAGTACTAGAGAAGAACTTCTGTTTCCTTGGATTTGCAGATTCTAACAGAGATTTACATTATCTAGTCGGAGAGTTAAACAAAAATATTGTTCAATTGAACTCATTCACATTTGATCCTACATACGAAAAGATACATCCTTTTGTCGCAGATGACTTCCAGTATTCAGCAACGTTGAAAACCGGCCTAGGACCAGAAGAGGAAACGCCAGGCCTTAGATTGAAGCACGAGTCTTGCAATCTACTACATAGATATTTTGAAGAACTGCAAGGCACTGCGTGGGACATATCAAAATACTACAAACAGGCAGATATAAAAACAAAATATGCAATAAGACAACTGAACAACCTATGTCATGAGATAGAGAGTTGGGTTTTATCACACAGGAAGAGCATAGTGAATCCGGACTGGATCAGACCATCACAGATAACAACATTCCTAAATGCACCGAGGATAGATCTACACGAGGAAGATTTTGAACTGTTCAAACAGAACAGGTACGACAGGGAGTTGGGAGGTGTTTACCTACACTGGTCACAAGTGGGCAAGACGCTGTACGAAGTGTTCAGGGACGAACACGCACCCAAGATGACCGAAGCCCTGTGTTCAGAGATCAATCACCAGAAATACTACTCGGGAGAGTTTGATATAGAATGGGGAGATACGATAACTGAAAAAACACACAAATTTAAGAAACAGGAAATGGACGAGTACCGTGCATGGCTAAAAGACAACGACTACGATTGGGAAGATCCAACACTGTCACTGGGCTACATCAAGATTGGGCAGGTGGACCTACAGAGGACATTTGGATCTAGTGCAACGTTCAAAGAAATATACGACACCATGAGCAAGAATTTAAATATAACTAACATCAAGTCTATGTCAAGTAGAACCATCGAGTGTGCATATCCATACACGCTGGACAGCGACGATTGGCAACAGATACAAATAGAAAGTTTGAGGCAGGGTTATGAATCACATAGTATGTGTTAAATGGGGCAACAAGTATCCTTCGCAGTATGCAAATGTATTGTACAACATGGTCAAGAGACACACCACTGTACCTTTTGAATTCCACTGCATAACCGATGACAAAACAGGACTAAACCCACACATCAAGACCATAACGTTTCCAACAGACCCATGGATCAAAACATGGTGGAGCAAGTTATGGATGTTTAGTCCAGACATGCCACTGAAAGGCAACATACTTTTCTTTGACCTTGATGTTGTTATACACAACAACATCGATCCACTGTTCACACACACTCCAGGTAAGTTTATGATAATAAGAGACTTCAATAGATGCAGGGTCAAGGATTGGTCACAATCCAACTCCAGCTGTATGCGTTGGGAGGCAGGCACAATGAATCACCTGTACACAGATTTTGTGAAAGACCATGCCAAGATAATGAAACAGAACTGGGGAGACCAGGACTGGATAATGAAGGCAGGAAAGGAACAGATAACTCACTGGCCAGATGACTGGATACGGTCATACAAATGGGAGATGATTGGTTTCAAAGATACGAAATTAAGAGATAAACATGGCAAGTGGTTATTCAGGAAACCTCCAACTGTTATAAATGAGAACAGGGTGGCAGTTTTCCATGGCCAACCAAATCCAATGGAATGTGCAGATCAGTGGGTACTGGACAACTGGAAATAAATGTTTGAAAATATACACAACTGGCCTCTAGAACACTGGCACATCGAATTGTGTTCCAAGTGCAGTCTGAGATGTCCTAGGTGTTCGAGACAGGAAGTTCCCCAAGGGCTTACCAACAAAGATCTGTCACTGGAATGGTTTAAAAAGAACTTCGCAGGAAAACTTTTATCAGAAGTCAAGAAACTGACTTTCTGTGGTGACGATGGTGATCCCATATATGCCAAGGACTTATTAAAAATACTTGCATGGTTCAGGGAAAACAACAAAAATGTACAATTTGTTATAGTCACTAACGGATCCTATAAGACAAAATCATGGTGGCAAGAACTTAACAAAATACTAAACGAAAAAGATCACTTACACTTCTCACTAGACGGATGGAATCAGGAATCAAACAATATCTATAGAGTGAATTGTGATTGGGATTCGATCATGATGGGTATAGATGCCCTAGCCAACACCAAAGCACACAAGACATGGGCCGCGATAGCATTTAAGTTCAACGAGGACAGGATAGACTACATGGAACAACTGGCCAAGCAGTATGGCTTTGACAGTTTTCAACTGACCTTAAGTACAAAATTCAATAAAAATTATCCAAGTTATCCAACAAACGACCCATTACAACCAAGTGATAGATTTATCGCAACTGGTAGATTTACCAGAACAACTGTAAATCTATCTGGTAAAAAATGGCAAGACAACTGCATTGATATTTTCACAGAAAGGTTTTATAATACAAGTAATGCTCCCTCGATCATACCTTTGTGCATGATCGGCAACAAGGGACTGTACATAAATGCAGAAGGCAAGTTCTATCCTTGTTGTTGGACAGCATTGAGGTATGGACACAATAAAAATGTATTTGATTACATCGAGTCCAGTCAAACACTGGGAGAGGTACTAGACGATCCCATGTGGAATAAGTTGTTTGGAGATATGAAAACAGGAAATGCACCACAAGAGTGCGGTGAGAAATGTAATGCAAAAAAATGGAATTTAGATCATGCAACTAGTTGGTAATAAAAAGTACGGCAACGTAGCAATTAAAAAAGTAAGTCCTGTGCTGGCAGAAATACCCGAGGACTGTGGTTATGAACAAAAATTTAAGTTCAACATAGACATGAACAGCAACGGCATCATGGCCGAATGCATAGAGTGGTGTCAGATCAACTGTGAGGGCAAGTGGGGTTGGTGGTTCGAGAACAAAGGAACATACGATATGAATTATCACAACTGGGAGGACCAGAACGCATACATGAGTTTCGAGAAGAAAAGAGAAGCCACAGCATTCTTCCTGGCAATAGGAATGGCAAACATGGGCAACAGAGATAGATAATTAACAGTATGAAACCATTTGAAATAACAGAGGAAGCGAAGCACCAGATAGAAAAATTGCTTGAGAAGAATCCAAGCAAGTACGCAGTGAGCCTGGCAGTGCTGGGTGGCGGCTGTGCAGGATTCAAATACGACTGGGGTTTTGCAGATACAAAAGAAGCCGTAGGCGGTGGAGATCACATAGAAGATTGGCACACAGGTAGATTCGTTGTGGACGAGACTTCCATGATGTATATTATAGGAACAAAGATTGACTTCGTTGAAGAAACATTTGGTTCACAGTTTGAAATATCCAATCCCAACTCAAAAGCATCTTGTGGTTGTGGAGAATCATTCGGGGTTT